ATCTAAGTTACGAGCAGCAGCTAAGAAACCAGGAAAACTTGGACAAAGAGCTAGATTTGCTATAACATTAGGTAAATTACGTAAAAAATAAGGAGAAGTAATGGCTAAAGTAGATACAACTAAAGCATTAGGTATCAATAAAGATGGTTACCAAAAAGGTGGCATCGATATTGAAACTCCAAGTCAAAATTTGGAGTGGGATCCTAGATCGGCAACTAACGCTGATGGAATACAAAGAAATGTTATTCCAACTGGC